TCGAACCCGCCGATGAAGGCGCCGAGGCGTTGCCGCCAGTTAATCGCACTCATCACAGATCCTTCGCGGCATGGGGGCGGAGGATGCGACGGCCGGTGCGGTCCAGCGCCGCCGATCCGCCGCTCGATATCCGCGATCGCGGCCGCCAGTTCCGCGTCCGAGCCATAGGTCACGGTCTTGCCGTCATAGCTGACGCTGCGCGTGCCGCTGTAGCGCGCGGTCAGCAGCGCGCCGTGGTGGCGTTTGAGATCGTCGAGGGTCATGCTCATTCCATGTACTTGGGCGTGCTCACCCGCCAGCCGCGTCGCCGGGGTGTGGTCACGCGCCCCGCTTGCGGCTCGGTGGGTGTCTCGGGTGCCGCGTCCGGCTCGGGGGTGGCGGTCTCCACCCCGGCCTGTTTCTCGAGGCTCTGCCACATCCGCGCGTCGAACCGGTCCGCGCCGAGGATCCACGCCGCAGCCCTTGCATAGATGCGGATATCGAGCGCCTCGTTGCGCTCGCGCATCTTCTGCCATTCCTGCCGGGCGTAGCCGCGCTTGTTGCGGATCGTGACCAGCTGCTCGGCGACCAGCTGTTTCAGCCATTCGCTGTCGGCCCAGTCAGGCAGGTGGATCGTGCCGGCCGGGTTGGGTGCCTCTTCCTCTGTCGCGCGCTCCAGCCGCAGATAGCGATAGGTCTCGGCCTTGAAGGTGGCGGTGGCCACGCTCCAGAGCCGCGCGCCGCGTTTCAGCTTGCGGCCGTTTACCGTGGCATCGACGAAGGTCGGCCCCGAGACCGGCGTCGCCCGGTTGAAGCCTTCCAGCCCCTTGACCGGCGCCACCTGCGCCGTGCCCTGCTGACGCGCCCAGGCATGGACGGCGGCGGACTCGTAGCCGGTATCGATGGCGAGTTTCGCCAATGTCATGACCGCGCCCTTCTCGTGCGTCCATGTACGGCCCAGCAGTGCCGTCAGCGTCTCCCAGCAGGCGGGATCGTCAGGCCCACCCGGGATCACGATGTGATCCACGAGCCAGCTTTCCAGACCTCGACCCCAGGCCCAGACATCGACCTCGATGCGATCCTTCTGCACATCCGCGCCGGCGGTCAGGAACAGACCCTGTTCCGGGATCTGTGCCGGATAGGTCTCGCGCCGGTCCGCGAGCCGCTGCCAGTCCGGCGCCTCGCCGCTCTCGACCCATGTCTCGCCCAGCAGCGTGTTGCGCGCCGCGCGCAGCATCTCGTCCGAGCCTTGTGCTGCCAGCCAGTCGCGCGCGATCTGCGCCCAGCTTTTCCAGCCGATCGGTGAGTAGAGCGCCGAGAGGTGGAACCCGATGGCCGTCGGGTCCGTCGCCGTCGCTGTTGCCCGCCACTCGCCCCGTTCCAGCATCGCCGTCTTGTGATGCTCGGCGATGGGCGCGCGCAGCCCTCGCAATGGTAGGCTGCGGTCTCCGGCTGGTCCTTGTCCCAGCGCAGCCGCTCGAACTGCAGCCACTGCATCGCCTTGCAATGCGGGCACGGCACGAAATACCGCCGCTGGTCGCTGGCCTCGAACTCGCGCTCGATGCGGCTCAGCCCGCGGATGGTCGGCGTCGAGACCATGAACACCTTGCGCCGATGCGCGAAGGTGGTGGTGCGGGCTTCGGCCAGCGTGACCGGGTCACCCTCCTCGTCGGCCGAGGCCGGATAGGCATCGACCTCGTCGAGAAACACGTAACGCGCCGGCATCGAGCGCAGGCCGGTGGCCGAGTTGGCCCCGGTGAGCACGAGGATGCCGCCGGGGAACTCCTTGGACAGCATCGAATTGCCCGCGTCCCGCGAGCGCGCGGGCCTGACGCGCTCCTTCAGCGCCGCGCTGTCCTCGATCAGCGGATCGATCCGCCCGCGCGAGCTGCGCTTGGCCATTTCCACCGTGGGCAACACCGCCAGCATCGGCCCCGGCGCGTGGTGGATCACGAACCCGATCCAGTTGTTGCCGGCCTCGGTCGCGCCCACCTGCGCGGCTTTCATGAACGAGATCCGCTGTGCGGAGTGGCCGGGTGACAGCGCATCCATGATGGCGCGCAGGTAGGGCGTGCGCACGGTGCGGTACCGCCCGGGTTCGGCCGAGGCGCGCGACGACAGCCAGCGATGCGCATCCGCCCAGCCCGACACGGTCAGATCCGGATCGGGACCTAGGCCGCGCCGCCAGGCGCGCAGGATGACCTCGGCGCCCTCAAAGCCGAGATCAAGGTCCGCGGTCAGGTCGTCGCCGTTCAATCCCTCGTCATGATGTCCGTCATTCAAGCGAGACCCGGAGGTCTGCGAGGGCGGTGAGCTGCTCTCGGACATGCGCTTCCAGCACCCTTTGCAGGATCGCAGTCTCGATCGTCACGGGTATGCCCGAGGCCTTCTCCATTTCTGCGGATAATTGCGCCGCCATCAGGGCGGCCACGCGGGTGGGCCAGGTGACCCCATGTGTCGCGCTCCTGGCGTGCAAGCGAAACACCAGCGTTTCTGCCCGTGCGCGGTCGACCAGCACGCCTTCTTTTTCTGGATCGACAGCTGGCGCTCTTGAGCCTGGTAGACCGTCAGTGCCGTACGCGCCTTCAGATACGACGTGCTTTCGCCGGGGCCGGAGACGCTGCCGCCCGCGACCCCACCGCCATCACCCCCAGCGCCCATCCCACCTCGCGAGCGCATCTGCTGATCTGGATCGGTCATCACTCCGCGGCGCGCATCCGAGGCGGCAGCGTTGATCGACCCATCCGGCAACAGCACCAACCGCCCGTTCTTGCGCGCCTTTTGCACGGCGCCGCGCGAAAGGCCGGAGTGGGCGGCATAGGCGCGTTCAGACAGTCCTTCCATGGCGCTGTGAATATCCTCAACATATTGTAACTAAATAAGAATAACGATCTTATTCAGTTGATTACACTCCCACATAGAGCGACTCTGGGTGCAGGAAACGATGCAACTCAGCCCCGGAGACGACGCCATGACCACCAAGACCCAAAGCCCCCGCCAAAAGCACCCAGCGAAAGCTCTGCTGCTGGAGATCGCAGCAAAGCATTTCCACACCGTCGAGACGCTGGAAACCCGCAACCGCGACCGCTTCGACTTCCACGATGTCGCCGTCTGGTCCATCCGCGCAGCGCTCGAGGAGGCTTTTGAGGCCGGACGCCGCGCCGCTTGAATTCCCACACGCCCACACCCCACTCCTGAAAGGACACGCACATGGCCATCGCCACTACTTCTGACACGACACGCATTTTCATCGACCGCAGCCGCTTCACTCAGGCCATGACCGTGCCCGCGCTGCAGGGCCATTTCAACGACATCAGCCTGAACGCTGAGGTCTTCGAGATGGCGGCCGGATTGGGATCGATTGCCTGACGATCGAGTTGGCCGATGTCGTCCCCCTCCTGCAACAGCACGGGCTCATTTGAGCCCGTGCGCAAGCCTGCAACAAAACCCTGCAACACGGAGACAGCCATGAGCACGCGCGCGCAGATCGCCATCCAGACCGGACCCGGAGAATGGGCCCACATTTATTGCCACTTTGACGGCTACCCCTCGCACATGCTGCCAGCGCTGGCGCCGTGGACGCCCGAGGACATTCTCGCGGCGAAGGAAATCCGGCAAGTGCGCGCAGACGCGCTGGACTGTTTTGAACCGCCCCGCGAGCCGCCGATCCTGCCACGCCCGACCTGCGAGCTCTGCCACCTCTACGTCTGGCGGGACGGAGGATGGGTGGAACTCGACCCTGAAGCCCGCGCCCCGAAGGCGCAGCCCAATGACCAATCCCTCCCTGAACTGCCTGTCCGAAGACAACGGAGCCACCACCATGACCACGCACCCCATTCTGCCCAGCCGCAACGAGGATTACGGGTTCTTCCGAGCCTGACTGTTTGCCGCATCGCGACCGCCGCACGCGCGGAGGTCGTGGAAGCTTGCCTCGCGCCTGATCGCTGCTGCCATCGGCGCCGACAGCGAGGACGAGATGATCGGCATCCGCGATTTCCTCGACAGCCGCATGGGTCGCCACTTCGCCGACGATGTGTTGGCAACATGATGGGCTGCAATATCGACGCCGAGACTGCGATCACATCCGCGATCCGCCGCTGGCAGGACTGGCGTATCAGCCGCAAGACCGAGCGCTGCGACGGGATCCCCGCAGGGCTGCCCTACTTGACGGGTTGGGTGCAGCATTTCGCCATCGCCTCAGCCATGGCCGAAAGCGACTGACCCAGAACCCGACCCCGACATGCCCATGACGACAAAAGGCCCAGATGCCCAAACTCACCGACACCCAGACCATCATCCTCAGCCGCGCCGCAACGCGTCCTGACAATCTGGCCATGCCGCTGCCCAAGGGGTTGCATGGGGCGGCCGCACAAAAGGCGGTGACCGCGATGATCACACGCGTCTGGCTCGAAGAGGTCGAGGCCAACCTTCGGCGCGGCGAGCCGCTTTGGCGCGAAACAGGCGATGGCCACGGCACCACGCTGGTTGCGACAGAAGCTGGCCTTGCCGCGATCGGGATAGAGCCGGTGGTGGCGACCACCATGAACAATCTGCGCAAGTCCAAACTGGCGCTGGCCTCTGCGCCGCAGGATGCAGCCGAAGCGTCGGCCGATCCTGCCACGCCCAAGCCTGTTGTCATCCGCGCTGGCACCAAGCAGGCGAAGATCATCGCGCTCCTACAGCGGTCTGAAGGGGCCTCTATCAGCGAGATCGTTGAGGTGACCGGTTGGGCTGCACATTCTGCCAGAGGCATGATCTCGGGCGGGTG